GCCGCCGGGATTATTGACGATCGGCCGGCAACGCTATGAGGGCAGATAGATGCCCCAACTTGAACCCGGCAACATCGACCTGACCAAGCGGCCGGTGGTGAAGAACCCGAACGGCTCGATCTCCACCGTGCGCTCGATGGGCGTGAACCTCGACGGCAAGGAGGTGCTGATCCCGACCGTGCATCCTGACGGCTACATCATGTCGGACGAGGATGCGATCGCGCATTATCGCCAGACCGGCCAGCACCTCGGCAAGTTCAGCACGCCAGCGGAAAGCGATGCCTACGCGCAGCAACTGCACGAAGACCAGGCCAAGCAGTATGCGCCGCAGCCACCAAGAACACGGTGGCCGCTGTCGATCGGCCGTCAAACCTATGAGGGCGAGTGATGTCTGTGATGGAAAAGTTCGCCGCGTTCGTCGGCTCGTTGTCGCCGCAGGAAACCGGCGAGGTGATGCCGCTGATGATCGGCTTCATGCAGAGCAACCTCGGCGCCGGCATGACCGGCCCGACGAGCGGCCCTGATACTGCAATGCCGCCCCCACCTCCCGGGGGTGACACTGGCCCGGGCGCCCCGCCCGTCCCCCCTGGCATGTCACCTGGGCCAGAACCCTTGCCGCCGCCGGTGCCCGGCCTGCAGCCCGGCGGGCTGATGGGGCGGCCGCCGATGCCGCCCACGCAGATCGGCAACAAGGCTTACTGACATGGCGGTCACCAACGTCGTCAACTTCACCGGCTACAGCACGACCGCCGGTGGCGGCGCACGCGGGCATGGGCCGGCGGATCTCGATCAGCAGGACGAGAAGGACGGTTTTTGGCCGCTGGAAAAATGCGTCAAGGCCTACACGACCTATCTCGACAGCAAGCGGCTGGAGATCGAGGAGCAGCAGTTGGCGCGGCGCTATCGCCATGGCGCGCAGTGGACGAACGAGCAGGTCAAAACATTCAACGATCGGCGCCAACCGATCGTGACGTACAACAAGATCGGCCAGAAAATCGATGGCATCGTCGGCACGGTCGAGCGGCTCAAGCAAGACCCCAAGGCATTCCCGCGCACGCCCGAGCACCAGGCCGGCGCCGATCTGGCGACCGCGGTGCTCAGATACTTGATGGACAATAACAATTGGAACGCGGTTACGCCGGTGGTGACCGAGAGCGCCGCAGTGGACGGTCTTGCTGGCATCGAACTCGACCTCAAGGCGGTGCCGCCGACGCCGCAGCAAGCCCGCGGCTCGCCACCGCAGGAGCAACCTGACTATGATGTGATGTTCAAACCCGTCGACAACGACGGGTTTTTTTATGACCCGCGCTCGTTCAAGCACGATTTCGAGGACGCGCGCTATCTCGGCATGGGTAAGTTCGTCGACGAGGAGCAACTCGTTGAAATGCTGCCCGGCATGGAGGAGGACATCAAAGCGGCGTGCGATGCCAACACCGAGTTGATGAGCAACAGCGACCGCGACAACAGGTGGTTTGCGACCAATGGCGATTTCAAGCAAATTCGATTGGTTGATATTTGGTACAAGTCACAGGGTGGCTGGAAGTGGGCGCTGTTCACGGGCTCTAAGATCCTTATGCAAGGCGAGTCGCCGTTTATTGACGAGCACGACAAGCCGATCGCCAAGTACATCATGTTCAGCGCGGCCGTGGATCATGACGGTGATCGCTATGGTTTCCCGCGCAATCTTATGTCGCCGCAGGACGAGGTCAACCAGCGCCGATCGAAGGCGCTGCACGAATTGAACAACCGCCGCATCATCGCCACCAAGTCGGCAATTGCCGACACCAACATCGAGGCGATGCGGCGGGAGGCAGCGCGCAGCGACGGCATCGTGCTGGTCAACACGTCGCTGGACGACATCCGGTTCGATGATCAGGCCAAGCAGGCCGCGGTGATGGGGCAACTGCAGTTCATGCAGGATGCCAAGGCCGAAATCGAAACCTTCGGCCCGAATTCGGCGATGATCGGCGGCGATGCGGCGAGCGGCGGATCGAGCGGCCGCGCCATTGCGCTGCTGCAGCAGGCCGGCCTGGCCGGGCTCGGCCCCTACATGTTCAACCTGCGCGGCTGGAAGGTGCGGGTTTATCGCGCGCTGTTCAATGCGGCGCAGAAGTACTGGACCAATCAGCGGTGGATCAGGATTACCGACGCCGAGGGCCAGCCGCAATTCGTGCAGATCAACGAAATGCTCAACGGCCCTGATGGCCAGCCATCGGGCATGATGCGAAACGCGATCGGCGAGTTGGATGTCGATATCATCCTCGATGAGGGCCCCGATACGATCACGCTGATGCAGGACACTTACGAGGCGATCTCGCAGGCGTTGCCGGCGGTGGCGCCGATGCTCACCCCCGGCCAGGCCACCGCGGTGATGCGGGTACTGATCGAAACCAGCCCATTGCCGGCCGACGTGAAGAAGACCTTCCGCGATGCCGGCGAGCAGGAAGGGCAGCAGCCCGATCCGAAGACGCAGGAGGCGCAGGCCAAACTGCTGCTGCAGAAGCAAGAAGCGGATGCGCGCATTGCCAGCGATCAGCAGGCCGCGCTCTCGCAACGGGAGATCAAGCGCGAGGCGGCGCAGTTGGAATTGCAGCTTGAGCGCGACAAGGCCAACAATCAGATGGCGATCGAGCGCGACAAGGCGCAGCACGCCATGGAGATCGAACAATTCAAGGCCGGCAAGCAGGCTGAACTGCAGGCGAACGAAGCCGCGCTGCAGTTTTCCACCGGCCAGAACATCTCGCGACCGGCAGCGATATAGCCGGGCGTTCGGGTAGCGCAGTCAATACCCGTTTCCGCATCGTCCAGGCGACATTGGGCGTCAACGTAGCGCGGCCACGAAACGGTCGAAGGAGAACCTATGAGCACAGAACCAGCAGGCGGTACGATCAGTGGCAACAGTACCGATACCAACACCATCACTGATCGGCAGTTATTCGACCACGCCATAAGCACCCCCGATCCGACGCCGGCTCCTGATACGTCACAACCGTCGTCATCGCAGCCGTCATCGACACCGTCGCAAGGACAAGCGTCCGAGCAACCGGCATCGACGCGGCCCGATCTGCAGCAGGGCGCGCAGACGCCCGGCCAACCGCGCGACCCGCAAGGGAAGTTCGCGCCCAAGCCGCAGGGGCAACAGGGGCAGCAGCACAATGTGCCGCTGGCGGAATTGCTGAAGGAACGCGACGCAAGGCAGCGTCTGGAAGCGCACGCATCAGAATTGACGCGCGCGGTGATGGACCTGCAACAGCGTCTAAGCCCGCAGCAGCCGCAGCAGCCGCAAGGACCGGAAACCATCTTTGACGATCCAAGGGCGTACTTGGATCAGCATGTCATGCAGCCCTTAAGACAAGAGGGCCAGATGTACATGATGAAAATCAAGGATGACGTGAGCCGCACGCAGGCCAACATGCAATTCGGCGAGAATGAAGTTAACGCCGCATTGACCGACATGGGCCGCATTCGGCAGACCCCGCAAGGCAACTTCGTCTTCAATCAGATCATGCAGAGCGGGCATCCTTACGGCGAGTTGGTCAAATGGCATCGCACCGTTCGCACGCAACAGGCGATCGGCGCTAATCCGCAAGCATGGTTGCGTCAGCAGCAGCAGGCGTGGGCCGAGAACGAAAAGGTCCAGGACTACGTCATGCAGATGCGCGCAAAGCGTCTGGGTGCTCAAAAAGGTAATCCGCCCAATGTTCAACTGCCGCCGTCGCTGTCGTCGGTTCGGTCGTCATCCGGCCGGATGGACAACGGTGGCGATCTGAGCAGCGCAAGCCTCTACGATTTCGCCACCAAGTAAACCGACCGCCCTTCCGACAGGAAGCACCCGCCCTTCGTGGCGGGTTTTTTGTTGGGCGCGGTCATAGCAGAAAGGGCACACGGCCATGGCCGTCACCGACATCCAGGCTAATAACAAACTGATTAAGTTCACCCAGGCGATCAATCGCGAGTGGGTGCGGGAGAACATGTTCTCCCCGTACATGAGCGATGATGTCAACGCCATCATCCGCCGCCGCATGGAATTGAAGGCCGGCGGTGAGGTGATGAACATCCCGCTCGTTACCAGGTTGCAAGGCATGGGGGTATCTACCGGCCCCCTAGTAGGTAATGAGGACAAAATCGACGATTATGGATACCGTATATGGTTAGAATGGGTGCGCAACGCGGTGGTCACCACCAAAGCCGAAAGCCAGAAAGATAGTGCCGACATTTTCGGCGAGGCCAAGCCGCTGTTGTCGGATTGGCTGTCGGAGGTCACCCGCGACGAGATCATCGCGGCCCTGATGGCGCTGCCAACGGAAAGCCAGCCGGCGGCCGGCGTTCGCGTCAACGGCATCCAGTACGATCTGAGCACGG